CAATCCTATGAACTATTCCCAGGGTATGATAACTTGAGAGATTTGAATGGTGATGGATTTGGAGAGACGATCATTGACGCTACTCTAAACAGCGGCAGATCAGATGCTTTTGTTCCTTCTAGTAGAGACAACCAATTCTTAGAATATCAGTTTAGTGCTGATAATCTTGATAAATTTACAGGATTTGCCATTAAGATTGTGTGCTCTGGAAGTAATGAAGCATATGCTCCAAGATTTAAAGATCTAAGCGTTATTGCTCTCGCATGATTCCTGTTGAAGGACATAAACATCTTTACAGAGATGAAAACTCTGGTGCAATTGTAAATTGCGATACTATTGGATATTCTCAATACGTTAAAATGAAATCTGAAAAGCAAAAACAAAAAGAGGAGCTTGATCAGATTAAAATTGATATTGAGGAAATAAAATTTTTATTAAGGGAGATTATTCATGGATCCAAATAATATACAACTTGAAGATATTAATAAGTTATTTGAATATGAGATGCAGTCTAGAGAAATTGATGAATGTAATGATATTGAAAAACTTAGAACCATGCTCAAAATATCCATAAAGTTGTACATGAAGCAACAAGAGGTTATTAAAGAACTTGGATTTGGTGAAGTATAAATATATTTTAGATCCTGAAGTTTTTTATAAATGGCAGCTGTTTATGTAAGTAATCTAGTTGTAAATACTGGTACTACATTTACTCAAACTTTTTCACTAGAAAATAGTGATTCTAGTTCTATTTTAAATTTGGGCGGATACTCGGTTTCCGCTCAGATGAGAAAACATGCTGGTAGTTCATCATATACATCATTTAGTGCTTCTGTAGTTAACGCTACTGCTGGTACAGTTAGAGTTGGACTAGGAACTACGACGACTGCCTCCTTAAAACCAGGTCGTTATGTTTATGATGTTTTGATCACTGATAATGCGGGAGTAATAACCAGAGTTGTTGAAGGATCTGTTCTCGTTAGAGAAGGAGTGACTCGCTAATGGCAGACATTAGAGTTAGAGTTGGAGCTCAAAACGCAATCAAAGTAGTTTCGTCATTAGCAGGAACTAAAGAAATTTCTTTAGGCGATTTAACGGACGTTAATTTACCACCAGCCCTTTTAAACGGAATGGTTCTCGTGTATAACTCAACAACATCAAAGTGGGACGCAACATTAGAATTAACCCCAGGCGTATCCCAGAATTTAGACATCAACGGAGGTAGCTTTTAATGGCAAGCATTATCAGGATTAAAAGATCCTCTGGTACTAGTTTACCTGGAAGTCTACAATGGGGTGAATTAGCTTACGTAACTGGTATTGGTAGTGCCACAGGCACTAGTCAATATAGAGATAGAGTTTATGTTGGAGACGACGGAACTAACGTAATATCTGTTGGTGGACGTTATTATACGTCCATGATGGACCACGTTCCAGGAACTGTTGCTGGAGTATCTAACACAAGAAATAGTGATGGTGGCATTGTCGCTGTTCTTGACAGTAGCAGAAAAGTTGATCAGTGGAATGTTGATAATTTAAGATTAGATGGAAATACATTCTCCTCCCAAAATACCGATGGAGATATTGTATTAGATCCAAATGGAACTGGTGAAATTAATATTGTTGATGATACTTATCTAAGTTTTGGTAATGACAAAGATGTAAAGTTAAGATACGACGAAGCTACAGATAATAGATTTGAAATTGAAGGTGCAGATTGGGCATTTGCCAACGGTGTTGCGATTAATATTGGTGATGTAACTGATTCAACAAATAGAGACAATGGTGCTCTAGTTGTTGAAGGTGGCGTTGGTATTGAAAAAAATCTCAATGTTGGTGGAAACGCCACTGTTGCTGGAGTTTCAACTTTCACCGGAAGTGTAACTATTGGTGATATAAAGGTTGAGCAAAATATAATCTCAACCGTTCCTGGATCAAGTGGAATTCTTTATATTGATCCATATCCCGATGGTCTAAGTAATGAAGGTACTGTTGTTATTAAGGGTGACCTACAAGTTGATGGTACAACCACATCTGTAAATTCTACGGTTGTATCAATCAATGATCCAATTATTGTTCTCGGTGATGTAACCAGCAAGAGAACAGTAATGGCACCAGTTTTGACTGGTGTTTCAACAATTACTCTTGATTCTGTAGCAGGAATCAATACTGGAGACCTTATCCAAGGAAGTGCTTCATTACCTAATAGTGGTCTGACTACTATTACTGCTTTTAATAATACCACTAAAATTGTTACAATTCAAGGTACTACCACTGCTGGTATTACCACAACGACACAATTAACAATTACCCACGCATTTGATACTAATACTGATCGTGGTGTTGCCTTTGATTACAATACTGGTGTAGGAACTGCCAATAGCAAGACTGGATTCTTTGGTTATATTGATGGTAATAATGTTGGCAGTGCCGCTACAGCAAGATCTTGGACTTATATTCCTGATGCTGTAATTACATCACCAGGCATTGTAACTGGAACTAGAGGATATCTTGATGTTAAAGGTATCTATTACCAAACTGGAGATTTTAACACCCATGGTGTTGTATATTTTGATGCTAATGGACTCCAAACTTCAACGAATAATCCAGCATCACCAACTATTACATCAAAACAAATCTTGACTGCAATTACTGAAATTAATTTAACACTTAGCAGTTCGGTATCAGTTACAGTAGGTGATTTAATTCTACAAGAAACAAGTGGAGCTTATGGTGTAGTCAAGACAACCGTGAGTGGATCTACAATCACTCTAGTTGGTGTTGAAGGGACATTTGATACTACTAATAACTTGTTAAAAAATGGAACATCATTAGCAATAATACCAACTGTAATAACACCCATATATACAAATAAACCAACCTGGACTTCAACTCTGGATGGAGGAACATTCTAAAATTTATGACAAATCAAAATAATGAAGTTGATGTGAATGTATTGATTAAATTGTATAATCAAAGACTATCAACTCTAACAAATCAAAATATTTTATTAGAGGCAAAGGTACAAACATTATCTAAAGATTATTCTGAATTAGAAGAACGATATAATGAACTGTTAATTTCCAGTCAGACAGAGGAAAAGTAAAATGGCGAAACCAGCAAGTAGACAACAACTCATTGATTACTGTTTAAGACGGCTGGGTGCCCCTGTATTGGAAATTAACGTTGATGATGACCAAATAGATGATTTAGTGGATGACGCCCTACAGTACTTCCAGGAGCGTCATTTTGACGGTGTTGAGAGAATGTACCTAAAGTACCAATTAACACAGGCAGACTTAGATCGTGGTAGTGCAAAAGGTACTAATGGTGTTGGTATAGTAACCACTACCGCTACATCTACAAATATAAGTGGTTATGGAACAACCACATCAAGATTTTATGAAACTTCTAATTTTATTCAAGTTCCCGATTCTGTTATTGGCGTAGAAAAAATATTTAAGTTTGATACTAGTTCAATTTCTGGTGGAATGTTTAGTATTAAGTATCAATTGTTTTTAAATGATCTATACTATTTCAACTCCGTTGAACTTTTACAATATTCAATGGTAAAAACCTATCTAGAGGATATTGACTTTTTACTGACTACCGATAAGCAAGTAAGATATAATAAAAGACAGGACAGATTATATCTTGATATTGATTGGGGAGCACAATCTCTCGGAACTTATCTTGTTTTAGACTGCTATAGGATTTTAGATCCAGATACTTATACTAATGTTTATAATGATAGTTTTATAAAAAAATATCTAACAGCATTAATTAAACGTCAGTGGGGTCAAAATCTAATTAAATTTAGAGGTGTTAGACTTCCAGGTGGAATTGAACTGAATGGTAGAGAAATATATGAGGATGCTGAAAGAGAACTAGAAAGTATTAAGCAAGTTATGGCCCTTGAATATGAACTCCCACCTTACGACTTTATTGGATAATGGCACTTAATCCCTTTTTCTTACAAGGATCACCTAGCGAACAAAGACTGGTACAAGATCTTATCAATGAACAGTTGACGATCTATGGTGTAGAAGTCACTTATATACCAAGAAAATTTGTAAGAAAACAAACCATCATTGAGGAGATACAATCATCAAGATTTGATGATAACTTTTTAATTGAGGCATATGTGAATACTTATGAGGGGTATTCTGGTGCCGGAGACATTTTAACAAAATTTGGAATGAGTTTGAGGGACGAACTTGTCATAACAATATCCAAAGAAAGATTTGAAGATTTTATTGCTGCGTTTTTAGCAGCAATGCCAGATGATGAAATTGAATTATCAACTAGACCTCGTGAGGGAGATCTTATTTATTTTCCATTGGGTCAAAGACTTTTTGAGGTTAAATTTGTAGAGCATGAACAACCTTTCTATCAGTTAGGTAGAAATTATGTTTATGAACTGAAATGTGAATTGTTTGAATATGAAGATGAAGTTCTTGATACTTCTATTGACGAAATAGATACAACAATTCAAGATACTGGATTCATAACTACTCTAAACTTGATTGGACTTGGAAGAACTGCTACTGCCAATGCCAATTTAAGTGCAACTACAGGATATATCAGACAAATTTTTCTCAATAATGATGGTAGTGGATATACCGGATCACCAACTGTTGCGATTTCAACAGCACCATCTGGAGGAATCAATGCCACAGCAGTTGCTATTACCACAAATAAAGCTGGCATTTATTCCATAGAACAAATAATATTAACAAATGCTGGATCAGGATACATTGCCCCACCAACTATAACAATCACTGGAGGAAATGGAATTGGTGCGGCAGCCACATGTTCAATAGAAAGTGAAGTTCGTGGAGTTATCAGTTTCACATTAACTGACACTGGCGTAGGATATTCAACCGCACCATCAGTTTCAATTTCTTCTCCTGGAATTGGAACAACAGCAACAGCGGTGGCAATTATCAATCCAGATACTCAAGTTTCATCACTCAGAGTAACAAATACAGGAGTTGGTTATACAGTCACACCAACAGTCACTATCGCATCACCACCATTAATTACTGGTTTAGGTACTTACAGATTTAATGAGGTTGTAAGAGGATTAACTTCGGGAACAGAAGGAAGAGTCAAGTCTTGGGATTCGGATACAAAAGTTCTTAAGGTTTCTCTTGTTGGTATCGGTACAACTGTCAGTGGATTTATTCCAGGAGAAATTGTTATTGGAACAGCATCTACAGTTTCAGCGGCATCTACTTCTGATGGATATGCTCTTTATACTATTAAATCTTATGATCATAGGGACATATATGATAAATATGAACAAAACGACGAAATTGAAGAAGAAGCAGACACCTTCATAGATTTCTCACAGACAAATCCATTTGGAAGTTACTAATGCTAGGAACCTATTTTTATCACGAAATCATTAGGAGGACTGTCATTTCTTTTGGCACAATCTTTAATGATATCCACATTCGCCACAGAAATTCCAATGATGGTGAAATTAGTGATATGAGAGTTCCTCTGGCATATGGTCCAGTTCAAAAGTTTTTAGCAAGAATTGAGCAGCAACCAAACTTAAATAAGGCAACTCAAATATCTTTGCCAAGAATGTCGTTTGAAATGAACTCCATTCAGTATGATCCAACTAGAAAGGCAGGCGTTACTCAAACCTTTAAAGCATCGGATGGCACAAACCTAAAAAAAGTTTATATGCCAGTCCCATATAATATTGGATTTGAAGTTAATATTTTAACAAAATTGAATGATGACTCTCTTCAAATCGTAGAACAAATACTTCCTTATTTTCAACCATCTTTTAATTTAACTATTGATCTTGTAGATTCAATTGGAGAAAAGAGAGATATAAGTGTTGTTTTGGATAGTATTTCTTTTCAAGATGATTATGAAGGAGATTTTTCAACCAGAAGAGCATTGATTTATACTTTACAATTTACTGCTAAGACCTATATGTTTGGTCCAATCGCAGATACTACAGATGGACTCATTCGTAAGGTTCAGGTTGATTATTATGCTGATACAAATAGAGAAACTGCAAAGCGTGAATTAAGGTATACTGCGTCACCAAAAGCACTCAAAGATTATAATAACGATGATGTATCTGTTTTAAAAGAAGCTCTAACCAAGACAGAAACAAGATTAACAATTACTACATCTACAGGAATGTCAGCAGGAGATAGAAT